AATGCTGATGAATGCCGATCCTATAATGACAGCCCGTGAACTAGCTACGCATACAAGTGACATTAAGCATTTGCAAGATGACATGGACAAGCTTGTTGATGCTGTTGCTGAAATGAAAACCAGCCTTGATGAAATCAGAAAGAAGTTAGATCAAGTAGAAGGTGGTTGGAAAGCCTTGATGTGGCTTGGCGGTGCAATCAGCGCGGGTACAGGTTTTGTTGGTTACATTGTTGGACACTGGGGTAAGTAATGCCTAGCACATCTAAAAAACAGCACAATTTTATGGCTGCAATTGCGCATAATCCGGCATTTGCTAAGAAGGTCGGTGTATCTCAAGCGGTTGGCAAAGACTTTAACGCCGCAGACAAGGGCAAAACATTCAAGGAAGGTGGTGCTATGAAAAAATTATTTGGCGGCAAGGAGACTTACGGCGAAGAAATGAAAGAAGCCAAAGCGGTTAAGTCAAAAAAGATTACCCCTGCTCAGTTTGTAAAGGGCGAAAAGTCTGAAGGGCATAAAGAAGAAAATTCATCTGCCCTAGCCAAAAAGATTGCTTCAGGAAAAATGTCACCCAAGCAATACGCAACCAAAGAAGCCAAAGAGAAATACGCTCGCGGCGGTGGCATTGAGTCTAAGGGCAAAACCCAAGGTAAAATGATTAAGATGAATCGCGGCGGACGCGCTTGCTAAGGAACCGACATGGCTACCAATATCCAACAATCGCCGGATGAAGAAAGCGGTCTTACTGCGCCAGTTATGGGCAAGAAAGCGCCTATGAAAATGAAAACCCCCGGCATGGGAACGATGCTTGGTTCACCAAGATATAAAGCCCAGCCTGCTATGGGTAAAATTGAACCCGGTGCGTCCCCTTATGGCGAACCAACAAAGATGAAAAAAGGTGGCTCTGTGGGGTCAGCTTCTAAACGTGCCGATGGCTGCTGTTCTCAAGGCAAAACTAAAGGAAAATTTGTATGAAAAAACGTAAATTTGCAGAAGGCGGGCTGCTTCATAATACGTCTGGAAGTTACAACACGGCAACTGGGTCAATGAATGAACGCGACAAAGAATATGCCGTAGCAGAAGAAATGCCTGCTGTTGAACCGCGTCGAGCCAAGCCAGATACCGATGAGCTTGGTGACTTTATTACTAAGTTGCAAGCTGATAAAGCTGCAAAAAATGCTGCCGTTGAAATTGCACCCGCCACCCGCGCCGCTCCTGTTGTTCGTGCTACACCAAAACCCGACGTGGTGTCAGATCAAATTAGTCGTAATGCACCTACGCCCCGCGCCGCTGCACCTGATATGGTGTCAGATCAAACTAGTCGTAATGTGCCTAGCCCAAAACCCGGCATGGTGCCAGATCAAATTAGTCGTAATGTGCCTACTCGAAAACTAGGCGGCAATCAAAATGATTATAGAGACAATCAAGAATCTGGCTCTGGAAAGGGTCCTACACCTGATGAACGTAAAAAAACATTTAGTAGATACCCGTTAGAAAAAATAAAAGAAGCGGGAAATGCAGCGTTTGCACCACGCACGGCAGAACAACTTAACGAAGGAAAGAGCACACCTAGACCTGTGCCTTTTCAAAATTCAGATGCGCCAACAAAACCTATTCGCAAGATTTCTCCCTCTGCGTCTGAAACATCTAGCCCTGAAGCGGGTATTACAAGCCGCAAATCAAAATTTTTATTACAACGTACACGCCCATTAGAAACTATGCCAATGAAAAAAGGCGGTGTAGTGAAAGCCTCTAAACGCGGCGATGGGATTGCTCAACGTGGTAAAACTAAAGGCAGATTACTGTGAGAGCTTCTCGCGGCATGGGGGCGATACTCCCTTCAAAGATGCCGAAAGGCAAAACCATGCGCCGCAAAGATGGCGATAAGTTTCAGATGTTTGCAGAAGGCGGGCTGTACGAAAATATCAATGCTAAACGCAAACGAATTGCTAACGGTTCCGGCGAAAAGATGCGTAAAGTAGGCAGTAAAGGTGCGCCATCGGCGTTTGATTTTAAACAATCTGCTAAGACTGCGAAAAAATAATGGCTGTTTCTGGAACCACCGCTTTTAACCTAGACTTTGCTGAACTGGCAGAAGAGGCGTTTGAGCGTGCCGGTAAGGAAATGCGTACAGGTTACGACCTACGCACGGCTACGCGATCCATGAACCTAATGACCATTGAGTTTCAAAACCGTGGCATTAACATGTGGACAATCGACGAGGGTGAGATTGACTTGATTGAAGGCGTAGCAGAATACGACTTACCCGCCGATACGATTGACTTAATGGATCATGTTGTCAGAACAGGTTCCGGCAATTACTCTACACAGTCTGACTTAACTATATCTCGTATTAGCGTATCAACTTACGCCACAATCCCTAACAAGTTAGCGCAAGGTCGCCCCATTCAAGTGTGGGTTCGTAGACTACGGGATAACCCTAAGATTGTCGTATGGCCTGTTCCCAATCAAGGCACAGCCTTAGAACCCTATTACATCTTTAAATACTGGCGTATGCGGCGTATTGATGACGCAGGAACGGGCGCAAATACCCAAGACGCAAACTTCAGGTTCTTGCCAGCAATTGCGGCGGGGCTTGCTTACTACATTGCAATGAAGATGCCTGATTTGGCTCCTCGCTTACCCATGCTAAAACAAGAATATGAGTTTCAATTTGACCTAGCGGCGCAAGAAGATCGTGAGAAAGCGTCTGTGCGGTTTGTTCCGCGTGTCATAGGTATTCGGAGTTAGCTGTGGGCAATAAGTTTGCATCCGATAGTAAAGCGATTGCAGAGTGTGATATTTGTGGCTTTCGGTATAAACTACGGACATTACGTTATCTTATTGTTAAGACTAAAACCACTAACATTAAAGCGTGCAACGAATGTTGGAATCCCGATCAACCGCAGCTTCAATTAGGCATGTGGCCTGTTGATGACCCACAAGCTATTCGCAATCCACGACCAGACTTTACTGGGTATCCACAAAGCCGGTCGCAAGTAATACAAGTAATTGGTATGACGACTACTTCATTCGTTGGGCAAGTTACAATTTCTTAGGAGCCTATCATGGCATTTAGAACAAGCGCTAATGGCGTGGCAAAAAAAGGTAAGACTGAAGTTAAAAACTTAGGCACAACCGATGCTAAAGTCTTGGGTATGAAAGGCGGCAAAAAAGCTGCAGGTGTTTCGTCTGAGTCGATGAAATCAATGGGTCGTAATCTAGCCCGTGTTGCCAATCAGGGGTAATCATGGGTAAATTTAGCCAAAAAATGATGGGTAAAGAAGTGGGTTCCGCTTCTGTTTACGCCAAGCCGCATACTATGAATGGCGGACGGGTTAACTTGCAAGAAGCCATCAGTGGCGCTGTTGATCCAAACACATTGTCCGCAAGAGATGTTAAGCGTAGCACTCCTGCGCAACGTGTCAGCAACGGCGACCCCGGACGCGATAATGTGAAAACTACTGGCATCCAAGTGCGCGGTGGCAAAGCGCAGACTAAAGGCAAGATGGCTAGAGGTCCGATGGCATGAACTATGCTGAGTTGTGTACAAACATTCAAAATATCTGTGAGAACTCGTTTACCGCAGAAGAATTGGCTATGTTTACGCAACAAGCCGAACAGAAAATTTACAACACTGTTCAGATTTCAAACTTACGCAAAAACGTTACAGGCACATTAACCATTGCCAACAAATACTTGTCTACACCGGATGATTTTTTATCGGTGTATTCATTAGCCGTTATTGATGACGATGGCAATTACCAATTCTTGCTGAACAAAGACGTAAACTTTATTCGTCAGGCATATCCCACGCCCACAAGCACAGGTGTCCCAAAGTATTATGCAATCTTTGGACCCAACAGCACCTCTGTTACAGACTTAAGTTTGATCTTAGGACCTACCCCGAATGGCGAATATTTGGTGGAACTGCATTATTTTTACTACCCTGAGTCGATTGTTACCGCCGACACATCATGGCTTGGCGATAATTTTGATTCCGCTCTGCTCAACGGCGCTTTGATTGAAGCCCTACGATTTATGAAAGGCGAGCCTGAAACAACGGCTGTATACGATAAATTGTACTTGCAATCAATTATGCTGCTCAAGAATCTTGGTGATGGTAAGCAGCGTCAAGACGCGTACAGGTCGGGTCAATTCCGTCAGGATGTGACATGATTACGCAAACCATTGTAAATTCATACAAGAAGGGCTTGCTAGAGGGCGCATTTAACTTTAGTGCCACAACCACACAAGTCTTTAAGATAGCGCTCTATACGTCCTCTGCAACGCTCAACGCTGATACCACAGTGTATTCAACGTCAAACGAATCTTCCGGCACAGGCTACACGGCAGGTGGCAAAGTTTTAACAATTTCAACTTACCCTACGTTGGCAAACAATGTGGCGTTTGTAAGTTTTTCTACTGTTACTTGGTCAGTAACTTCTATTACGGCACGCGGCGCATTGATATACAAATTTGATGGCGTGACAAATCCAGCTATTGCTATCTTAGATTTCGGTGAAGACAAAACCACATCTAGCGGTAATTTTGTCATTAACTTCCCATTAGCAGATTTTCAAAACGCCATTGTGCGTTCAGCTTGAACATTTTTAGGACTACATACCATGAGTGATGAAATTTCAAAATTTGGTGATACAGTTGATGCGACTGTTATTCGTGGTGCTGGGCAAACAGAATCTGTTGGTTTAGAAGGCGTTTACACGGCTCAGTGCTACGACGCACAAGGCAATTTAAAGTGGGTTGATTCCATTACAAACCTGACCACCAACGTAGGTCGCGCCTCAATGAATGATGCTTACTTAGGCAATACGGCAGGCGGCGCAGTGGTCATGGGGTTAAAAGGCACGGGGACTGCTGTTGTTGCAGATACACAAGCATCTCACGCTTCATGGTTGGAAGTTGGTTTAGCCAATGCTCCAACGTATTCAAGCACTCGTAAAACTCCTGCATTTAGCGCATCAACTACGGCTAATCCATCCGTAAAATCAACAAGCGCTGCTGTTGTATTTTCTATGACAAGCTCTGGTACAGTTGCTGGCGCGTTTATTAACGTAGCCGGTTCTGCTACTGTGGACAACACAACAGGTATTTTGTTTTCCGCCGGTGACTTTACCGCTGGTTCAAAAACCGTAACGTCAGGCGACACAATCAATGTTACCTACACTCTGAGCGCAACAGGCTAAGGAGTAGTCAATGGCTTTAGTTCTAAAAAATAGGGTACTTGAAACTTGCACCTCGCCGGGTACAGGAACGGTTACGCTTTTGGGCGCAACAACGGGGTATCAAACTTTTAGTGCTACGGTTGGTAACGGTAATACTTGTTACTACACAATTGCTGACCAAGGTAGTGCTAATTGGGAAGTTGGTATTGGCACATACGCTACTACTGGCAACACGCTTACGCGAACCACAGTTCTATCGTCTTCAAATGGTGGTGGCTTAACTAACTTTAGCACTGGGACACAAAACGTATTTGTTAATTACCCGGCTGAGAAAGCCGTTTATTTAGATGCATCAGGCAACTATGTTCCAAGTACCCCTACGTTCACAAGCATCACAGACTCTGGCTTAACGTCAGGGAGAGTGACCTATGCGGGTACTGGCGGTCTGTTGCAAGACTCTGCCAATCTGACGTTTAACGGGACAACGCTGACTACTGCGAACGATGCAACAATCAATGGTAACAACGTAGGCAAAGGCGGCGGTGCTGTTGCATCGAATCAATCTTTTGGTGGATTTAATTTAAGCAAAAACACAACGGGAAACAATAATACAGCAATCGGTTATTTTGCGTTGTATCAAAATTTAACTGGCGGCAATAATATTGGCATTGGAGTATCTGCGCTGCAAAATAACACAACAGGCAGCAATCAAACTGCGATTGGTTTTCAAGCGTTAAATGCTGCAACAACTGCCGTAGCAACTTTTGGTTCAGTCACGGCGGGTAGTGGGTACACTAACGGAACTTACACGGCAGTTGCAATGACTCCCGTTAGCGGGGCAACATTTTTAACGTATCCGACTGTTACGGTAGTCGTTGCAGGTGGCGTAGTTAGCACAGTTACATTAGTTACAGCGGGTGGTGGTGCATCATCAACAGCGGCTACGGTTTTAACAGTTGCAGCAGCCTTGATCGGTGGCACTGGCTCAGGATTTAGTATTCCTGTAGCCACGTTTGCAACTGCTGCACAAAACACGGCGTTTGGCTTCGGCGCACTAAGTACAGCTACAACGGCATTAGCAAATACTGCTGTGGGCTATCAAGCCCTTAATGCAAACACAACAGGCGGAAATAACTCAGCTTATGGAGCAAACGCATTAGCAACAAACACCATTGGCACGGCGCACACCGCCATTGGCGTTCAAGCATTGCAAACCGCAACAACAATTGTAGGATCACTTGGCACAGTAACAGGCGGTACGGGTTACACAAACGGAACGTATACAGGCGTTGTAATGACGCTTAGTAGCGGTTCTAGTGCAATAACATACCCGACAGTCACTATTGTGGTTGCAGGAGGCGTGGTAAGTACCGTCACACTCACGGCTTTTGGGAGTGGATTTAAAGACACCACTACCGTGTTAACAGCACCTGCGGCAAGCATTGGCGGAACAGGATCAGGGTTTACCGTACCTGTTGCAACGCTTTTAACAGCGTCAAGTAATGTCGCAATTGGATTCCAAGCACTTAATTCAATAAATTATGGAAGTAATCATACTGCGCTAGGGTATCAAGCAGGAAGTACAACAACGGCGGGTGGAAACAATTTAATTTTAGGAAGTTTGGCAAACGCTTCATCGTCAAGTGTCAGCAACGAAATCACGCTAGGCAACTCGTCAATCACAGCGTTCCGCATCCCCGGTTTATCTATCACCGCATCCCCTAGTGCATTAACTGTTGGCTCACAGTTTGCTGTTACAAATACAGCCTCCGCAGTAAACTATTTGCAGGCTACTGGCTCAGTTGCGTCAAGCGCACCAATACTTAGCGCCCAAGGTTCTGATACTGATATTGGCATTACCTTAACGCCAAAAGGTGCGGGTGCTGTCACCACTGCGGCTTCTGTAGGTATTGGTACTACAACACCTAACGCACAATTTGAACTTGTTAATAGCGGGAATGCGGTTGCAGTTGCAAGATCAACTGCATTAACAAATGGTTCATATTTTCTTGCCGCAGGTTATGATTATTTTAGTGGCCCAAGTTATCGAACAACTCAACTAATTCAATACAATGTTTCGGCTGGGGGTACAGCTTTAGGATTAAACAATGCCAATTTGGGTGTACTAAGTTTTCAAAACGCATCTAATGCGGCAATTTTTACAAATAGCGGAAACATATTAAGAATTGGTACAAACTCCACAACCGCTATTAGCATTGCATCAAATCAAGTAATTTCCCTTGGCGCAGCCGCAGGCTCAGAATCCCTGCGTGTCACGCCTGTTGCGAGTGCGGTGAATTATGTAAGCGTGTTTGGTGCGGTTACTGGACAGACTCCAACAATCAGCCCGCAAGGTAGCGATACAAATATCCCTTTAGGTTTATCGTCTAAAGGCACTTCAGCATTAACTTTTTACACCAATGCGTTTGGCAACATTCAATTTAACATTGCAAACACCGCCTCAGCAGTTAACTACCTGCAAGCAACAGGTGCAGTTACTACAGGCGCACCAGTATTATCAGCCGCAGGTTCTGACACTAACATCGACCTAGCCCTGACACCAAAAGGCACAGGTAGTGTTACAACTGGCTCACCTGTAATTATTTCTGCCAACAGCGCATCTGACGCACTTCGCATCACACAGATTGGCGCGGGTAATGCTCTGTTGGTTGAGGATAGTGCTAATCCTGATGCTTCGCCGTTTGTTATTGATGCTTCTGGTAATGTAGGAATCGGCACAATAACGCCCAATGCAAATTTAGAAGTGGTAGGAAGTCCAGCGAATTTTATTGCAAGAGGTAGCACAACAACATCAAGCGCACAAGTTGGGGCTGTTGCTCATGATTATTTTTCAGGTCCAAGTTATAAAGGGACGTCTTTAGTTCAATATTCCGCTACCGCAAGCGGAACAACTCTTGGTATTTCAAATGCTAGTTTAGGTAGTCTAACCTTCAATAACACGGCTGCTAATGCTTTAATTTATACAAATGGTGGTACAGGAATTATTTTTGGCACACTTAGTATAGACCGTGGGCGAGTATCTTCAGCAGGAATATGGTCGCTAGGAGCCGCAGCAGGCTCAGAATCCCTGCGTGTCACGCCTGTTGCTAGTGCGGTGAATTATTTAAATGTGGTGGGTGCAATTACAACAGCCTCACCCGCAATTCAAGCGGCGGGGTCTGACGCAAACATTAACGTGATATTGACACCAAAAGGCACAGGCGTATTGCAATTTGGCACATACACCGCAGGAATTCTTGCCCAAGCAGGTTACATCACGATTAAAGACGCTGGCGGCACAACACGCAATCTTTTGGTAGGGTAGATAAATGTTTGGGTTTGCTGCGTTTGCCGCTACGCCATTTGCCGCACTTCTTAATACTCAGATAATTGTTACTGTAGCAGAGTCCGTAACACCAAATGACACGCAAAGTACGCAGGTAGCTTTTGTTATAACTACGGCAGAATCTGTAACTTTAACTAACACCCAGAGTGCGGTAGCTGCTTTTGCCCCGCAGGTAGCAGAGTTATTAACTTTGGCTGAACTTATTTCTATACAGTCTAATTTAGTGGGGTATGTTGCCGAAACTTTTGTTCTGTCAGATGCACAAATTCAGCGTGGTTGGATTAAAATTGACGATAACCAAACCGCAAATTGGGCTAACATTAATGATAACCAAACCGCAAATTGGATGGATATTGACAATATTCAATCTCCTAGCTGGACCAATGTAGATAATTATCAAGGATAATATGACTACCACCTATACTCCTATACTTCAACTAGCGCTTCCAATCGTCGGCGAATTAAACGGGACTTGGGGTACGGTTGTAAACGACAATATTACGTCGATGATTGAGCAAGCAATTGCCGGTCTAGCCACAATTAACACTTGGACAACGGCAAGCCACACGTTGACTACAGCCAACGGAACAACCGATGAGGCGCGTTGCGCAGTCCTTGAATGCAGCGGTGCGCCCGGTGCAGCAGCTACTGTAGTTTGCCCTGCCGCTACAAAACTTTATGTTATTAAGAATTCGGTTACAGGCGGCTACGCAGTTACGCTCAAGACCTCTGGTGGCACAGGTATATCGGTTCCTAACGGCTCAACTGCGTTGCTATATTGTGATGGTACAAACGTAGTAAGCGGTGCAACGTATATGGCTACGGTTTCTACCACGCAAGTTGATATTTTGGCGCAAGGTGATTTACGTTTGCAAGATACGACTGGGGGTGAGTATGTAGCCCTGCAAGCACCCGCTACTCTTGCTTCTAGCTATACGCTTACATTGCCTGTTGATGACGGTACATCTGGGCAAGCTCTCATTACAGATGGGAGCGGGGTATTGTCTTGGTCTACCGCTGCTTCCGGCGATGTGTATGGTCCTGCAAGCGCTACCGATAATGCCGTGGCGCGGTTTGATCTAACCACCGGCAAGATCATCCAGAACTCGGTTGTCACCATTGCCGACACCACGGGCAACATGGCTGGTGTTGGTACGTTAAGCTCTGGGGCGATCACATCTTCGTCTTTGACTTCAGGTCGCGTACCCTATGCTGGCACGGCGGGGTTAATTCAAGACGCTGCTGCGTTGACCTTTGATGGCACGATTCTTTCAGCCACACGCTTTGCGGGCGCTTTAAACGGCACAGTCGGTGCTACGACGGCAAGCACAGGGGCGTTTACTACCATGTCAGGTACGGGTCAGCTTACCCTCACTAACGCAAGCAACTACAACCTGTACGCTAGTGGTGCGGGTGCTAATTACATGGCGGGGGCTTTAAATTTAGGCACTATTAACAGCAGTACAAATTTTTCATTATCTATTAACGGTGGCTTAACTAAAGGTGCTACACCGCAGTATTTGTTAGTGCAACCACAAATCCAATCTGATGCAACAGGCGCAACGTATTTAATTTCTACTTACGGCACAACTACTGCCGCAAGTTTTACTTCCGCAAGTTTATATCATTTTGGTGCTGTACAAGGCCCAATCGGTGCTGGGTCTACCGTTACTAATCAATACGGTTATCATGTTAACGCTAACCTTACGGGCGCAACAAACAACTACGGCTTCTACGGCAACATCGCAAGCGGCACAGGTCGCTTTAACTTCTACGCTGCGGGTACTGCTGATAACTACATGGCGGGTCGGTTAGGGATTGGCTTTGCTCCGTACAACAATTTGCTGCTCTTGTTAAACGGTACTGTAAATAGTTCAAGCACTAGTGCAAACGTAGTTTTAAATACCGCTACATCTGACACAAACACTAGCGCTACGTTTACGGGTTTTTACACTCAACTTAGCACATCAACCACAGCCCTTGCAAATCTAACCTATTACGCTGCAAATCAAGGTACGCTTTCAGGAACGGTTAGCATTCAACGTGGATTTCAAGTTACCAACACTTTAATAGGGGCAGCCACTAATATTGGATTTAACAGTGACATACCTGCAGGTTCTGGTAATTTCAATTTTTGGGCGGGTGGTACAGCGCAGAATGTATTCCAAGGTCAGACGTCAATTGGCGGGTACATAGGATCAGAATCCCTGCGAGCAACGCCTGTTGCTAGTGCTGTGAATTATGTAGATGCGGGTGGCGGAACAACGGGTTTTGGTCCAACCCTTGGTGTAGGGGGTAGTGATACTAATATTAATATGCGCTATTACACAAAGGGAACTGGTGGGCATGTATTTTATACAGGTGCAACATCAGCAGTTCAATTTCTAATTGGGGATGGCGCGGGCGCAGTTAATTATATTGCAGCGACAGGAAACACTACGACTAATGCACCCTCACTTACTATGCAAGGTGCAGATACAAACATTAGTTTTAATATCGCAGCAAAAGGCACTGGCAGTCTTAATTTCTTCACTGGCGGTGGGCTGTTTACAACACAGTTTGTTGTAGCCAATACAACTTCAGCAGTTAATTACCATCAGATGACAGGTAGCGTGACCGGCAGCGGTGTTGTTTATTCGGCGCAAGGCACTGATACAAACATCGACCTAGTCCTTACCCCCAAAGGCACAGGCGTTTTAAGATTTGGCACACTCACAGCCAACGCAGACGCACCCATTACTGGATACATCACCATCAAAGACGCAGGCGGCACAACCCGCAAACTTGCAATTATTGCTTAACCACAAGGAGTAGTAAATTGAACGAAATACCTTTGAGCCTCGCCCCCGAAGAAATTAACTTCATCCAACAAGTGCTGGGTGAATTGCCATCAAAGTCGGGCGCATTTATGCTCATGCAAAAAATCAAGCAACAGTCTGACGCTGCTGCTATCACCCAAGCCCCCGTAACCCCTATACCGCAGGTGCAACTATGAACTGGATCATCAACTCTTTATCGGTAATTAACACGCCCGAACCAGAAACCGTGGTCATGTCTAACTTCACGATCAGCGACACGCAAGACGGGTTAACTGGATCGGTAACGTACTCAGTTAACTTGCTACCTGCGGATGCTAGTAATTTCACGCCCTATGCGGATATTACCCAAGCACAAGCGATTCAGTGGACACAGGATGCTTTGGGTGCGGAACGTGTAGCAAACATGGAAGCCGAAGTGCAAACACAGATCGACGCACAAAAGATTCCAACGCCACAACCCGCTCCGTTGCCTTGGGTTCCTGTTGAAACTGTAGAGGAATAACAAATGGACCCAATCACTCTTCTTGCTGCGTTAGGACCACTTGCCGTAGACCTCGGTAAAAGTTTGATTGGGCGCTTTATTCAGACTGACGTATACAAGCCCACGAATATTGCCGAATACACCCAGATGCGGAACACCGACCTTGAGATGTTTAAAGCAATGAACAATGCAGGTGGGGGCGGTGCAACATACCCGTGGGTGGAAGCGGTAGTTAGGCTCATGCGTCCTGCTGTCGGGGCTATCGTCTTAGGCACATGGTCATACATGATGCTGTCTGGTCAAGAAAACCCAGCCGTGAACAACTTTGCGTCTGCCGTCGGATTTTATTTGTTCGGTGACCGCACACTCTTTTACGCACAAAAATCAAATGCAAAGTAACTGGGACAAATCGTTTGACATGATGCTCGACTCCGAAGGGGGGTTTCAGGATGACATTAACGACTCTGGAAATCATCTGTCTGATGGTCGTCGCGGTTGTACTAATCTTGGCGTAACGCAGTCGGCATGGGAAGAATACGTTGGGCATAAAGTCAGCACTCAAGATATGCGTAACCTCACCCCTGCGGTGGTGGAACCCTTTTACCGTCGTAAATACTGGGATGTATGTCGTTGTAACGATCTGCCGACAGGTGTGGATTATCTTGTGTTTGACTTTGCTGTTAACTCTGGGGTTGGGCGCAGTGCTA